AATCCTGCTCACCTATCCAGACATTCGACATGGACTTGTGTGTGATGTGTGTGGTGAATTTGTATTGAGGAATGACGGCAGGATGTGCATCGCACAACGAGAGCCAGATGACCGAGTTGATAGGTTGGTCGAGATGATTGACCAAGCACTCGCCTTCGTAAAGTCGGACGAGGTTCGTGCAAATATTCGTGAAGGTGTTGCATCTATACTGTCAGAGTGATATATGACCACATGACGCACGAGGTTGACCGAGATTGAACGATAACAATAGACATGATGCAATGCATTGGCAAAAGGTACTCCTGACGGATTCCCCTGAGGGTAGATGTGGCGCACCGTTTATGGTCAGTTTTGTGTCGACCATAGGGAACATCAATGACCGGCAAGCATTCAGCTGGTCGAGCTTGTCAGAAACTCATCAACAAGAGCGAGGAATAAAATGGCACTACAAGCGCAGAAGTGGACGATATCGGGACTAGCAACAGAGTTCGGAATCAGTCATCGAGTACTCGGCAAAAGGCTCGAAGACTGCGAACCATGCGAAATCAAGGGTCGCTCCAAGTTGTACAAAATCGCAGGTGTTGCTCCGGCAATATTGAAAATGGACAAGCCGGATGACTTGGACTTGACTCAAGAACGAGCGAGACTAGCGAAGGCGCAAGCTGACAAAACTGAACTGCAACTGGAGGTTGAGAATGGAAATCTCCTGCCAGTCGATGAGGTCGAGTCTGTCTGGTCGGATGTGACCACTGCAATCAGAGCGAAGTTGCTGTCACTGCCAACTCGCATCAGTCCACAACTTCAAGACCTAAGCCAACCGGAGATGGAGTCGGTGATGCAGGAGCAGATATATGAAGCTCTGGAAGAACTCTCCGAAACAGACATGGAGCAAAATGAAAAGCAGAAGCCGAGTCCAAAGACGAGAGCCAAGCGAACTCGGAAGAAGGGTTCTGGCAAAGTTCAGACCACCACCAAATCTCAAGGTCAGTGAGTGGGCAGACCTGAAGAGAGTGTTGTCGCCAGAGTCATCAGCAGAGTCTGGTCGATGGCGAACCGACCGAGCTTCATTTCAACGAGGAATCATGGACTCAATTCACGAGCCTGACATTGAGACAATCGTTGTGATGGCATCGGCTCAAGTTGGCAAGTCTGAAATCTTGCTGAATATGCTTGGATACTTCGTTGACCAAGACCCATCTCCAATGCTCATGCTTCAACCGACACTCGACATGGGCATGGCATTCTCAAAAGACAGAATCAGTCCGATGGCAAGAGACACTGAAGTCCTGCGAGAGAAGCTGTCTGAAGTTGCAACCAAAACTTCAGGCAATACAATTTTACATAAGAAATTTCACGGCGGACACATCACAATCTGTGGAGCGAATAGTCCGGCATCTCTGGCGAGCAGACCTGTTCGAATCATCTTCTGCGATGAGGTTGACAGATTCCCGACTTCTGCCGGCTCGGAAGGCGACCCGGTCAATCTGGCAAAGAAACGAGCCACGACTTTCCATAATCGCAAAATCATCATGACTTCAACACCGACTGTCAAGGGTGCATCTCGAATTGAGATGGCATTCGAGAACTCTGACCAGCGCAGATATCACGTGCCTTGTCCACAGTGTGGAATGATGCAACATTGGGAGTGGAAGAATGTGAGGTTTGACAAAGAGAATCCAGACATCGTGTCAATCGGATGTGTTGAATGCGACTTTGAGTTTCACGAGCAGGACAAGAGGAGAGCAGTTCAACTCGGTGCATGGATTCCGACAGCAGAGAAAAGCAAGACGGCAGGATTCCACATCAATGAATTGTATTCATCGTGGAGAACTTGGCAAGAGGTGGTCATTGATTTTCTTGAAGCAAAGAAATCACCAGAGACACTCAAAACATGGGTGAACACATCTCTCGGTGAGACATGGGAAGAGACTGGCGACAGTGCTGATGATGAGTCACTGCATGGCAGGCGAGAAATCTATTCATCCGAAGTGCCTGAAAATGTAGTTCTATTGACAGCAGGAATCGACACTCAAGATGACAGACTTGAGATGACGGTCATCGGATGGGATGGTCGAAACGGAGTCGAGGAATCATGGGTGATTTCGCACGATGTCATTTGGGGCAGTCCGGGAAGAGCTGAAGTCTGGCAACAACTTGACGACCTATTGCTGAAAAGCTACAAGAAGGAAAATGGCGACATGCTGAAGATTGCTTCTTCGTGCATTGATAGTGGAGGTCATTTTACTCAAAATGTGTATGACTTCGTGAAGCCACGACAAGGTCGAGGAGTCTATGCAATCAAAGGCATGGCAGGTGAAGGCAGACCGGTTGTGTCTGCACCGTACAAAAAGAGGTCTGGCAAGAACAAGTTACCGGTTGAGCTTTTCACCATCGGAGTTGATGTTGCAAAAGGATTGATTCTCTCAAGGTTGAAGACGACAGAAATTGGGACAGGGTATATCCATTTCTGCGAGACTCTTGACGAAGAATATTTCAAGCAATTGACGGCAGAGAAAAGAGTGACACGATTTCACAAAGGATTTCCGAGAAGAGAGTGGCTCAAAACGAGGAAGCGAAACGAAGCTCTGGACTGCATGGTCTACGGACTTGGAGCTTTGGCGATTTTGAATCCAGTGTGGGAAGTAATCGCAAAGCGAATCGAGACGAGAGACGAGTCGAGACACGGCAGTCCGAAGCCGAGGCGGATATCCAGACAACGAAAACGGAGCAACTATGCTTCCGGTTGGAAATAGAAAAGTCATCACGGCAGATGACAATTGGAGTGATGAATGGCATATGAAAATCTAACTGCAATTCCAGATGAATTCAGAGCAGGCGACACAATCAAGTGGACGCAGAATCTGACGAACTATCAACCGGACGCATGGACATTGAAATATGTGTTCGTCAAAGATGGCGACCAAGTAATCGTCACCGGCACTGACAATGGTGACAGCTCGCACTTGCTGACAATCAATCTGGCGAGTGCATTTGAGTCTGGAACTTATAAGTGGTCATCGTATGTGACCGATGAAGTTGACAGACATACAATTGAAGATGGTCGAGTTGAAGTTCTGGTCAATTATGAAACAGCAACATCTGGATATGATGACCGAAGTCATATCAAGAAAACACTGGACGCACTTGAAGCAATTATCGAAGGCAGAGCATCAAGAGACCAAGAGTCATACTCAATTGCCGGCAGGTCGCTTTCAAGAATGCCTGTGCCGGATTTGATTCAATGGCGAGACAAATACAAGGCATATCATGCTCAAGAAATCAAAGCCGAGAGAATCAAAAGAGGACTCGGACACTCCGGACGCATTGAAGTGAGGTTCAAATAATGAGATTGCTTCAATTGCTGAAACGAAAAACATTACCAGTAAAAACTGGCAGAACATTCGGGCGGTCACTTCACCAATCAGCTGACATCAGTCGCTTGACAAATGACTGGACGACAGTTCCAGTGCCAATCGACCAGACCTTATTGAACGACCTGTCAGTGCTTCGAGCGAGAAGCCGAGAGCAGGTTTTGAACAATGACTATGCACGAAGATTCATCAAGATGGTGCAGACCAATGTGGTCGGCTCACGAGGGATGACAATGCAAGCACAGATTCGAGATGCCGATGGCACTCTTGACCGGCTTGCGAATGATTCCATCGAATCGCAGTGGAAGAGTTGGAGCAGTGCGAGCAACTGTGACATCACGAAGACTCGGACATGGACGATGATTCAGCAGTTGGCAATGCACTCGGTCATGCAAGACGGCGAAGCCGTCACATTGATTCATCGCAATCGAGATGGGATGACATTGGAGTTGGTCGACCCGGAGTTGCTACCAATTCAGCACAATCGAATTCTGAACAACGGCAATCACATCAGGATGTCAATTGAGTTCAACAGCAATCGCCAACCGGTTGCATATCACATTCTCGACAATGCTCAAAATGATATGTCATATGGATACAGTGGCAGGCGATACATCCGAATTTCTGCTGATGATGTAGTTCACACCTTCATTCCGGAATTCGTTGGTCAGTCACGAGGTCGACCGGCACTATCAACTGCATTGATGAGAATGAATATGCTTCAGGGATATGAGGATGCCAGCTTAACGAATGCCAGAATTGGCGCAAGTAAAATGGGCTTCTTTGAATCCGAAACTGGAGATGGATATGTCGGTGACGATGCGAATGACGGAACAATTGTCATGGATGCAGAGCCGGGAGTATTTGAACAGTTGCCAATGGGGGTCAAGTTCCAAAGCTACGACCCATCATATCCAACTGGCGAATTTGGCGATTTTGTGAAAGCGAATCTGCGAGGAATTGCATCCGGTCTGGGAGTTGACTATTCAAGCTTCTCAAATGACTTGGAGGGTGTCTCATTCTCATCCGGCAGGATTGGAATGCTTGAAATGCGAGAGACTTGGAAGACGATGCAAGAGTGGTTCGCAGAAGCATTCTGCCAACGCATATTTCAAGCATGGTTGCAACATATGCTGACGCTTGGCAAGTTGACTGTCGTTGGAAAAGAATTGCCGATGCACAAAATCGACAAGTTCAAGCGAGTGAACTTTCAAGGCAGACGATGGGATTGGGTCGACCCAAAGAAGGACATGGAAGCCAATCGAACAGCAATTGAACTCGGATTGAAATCTCGGTCTGAAATTATACGAGATATCGGTCGAGACCCTGACGAGGTCTGGCGAGAAATACAAAAGGAAACTGAACTCTTGATTCAGATGGGAATCATTGAAGCAAAAGGAGCAGACGATGAACAGTGAAAAGGTCATGCGAGATTTGCAAGATAAGACGCAAGTTCGCAAAGTAGAAATCAATCAGTCTGGCATCAACGAAGATGACCGAACTGTTGAAATTGCATTCAGCTCAACTCAACCATTCGAGAGATATTTCGGCATGGAAATTTTGAGTCACGAGAAGGACGCAGTTGATTTGAAGAGACTGAACAATGGTGGTGCAGTTCTTGCTGACCACAACCACACCGACCAAGTTGGAGTCATCGAAAGGGCATGGGTTGATGAAGCTCGTGTCGGTCGTGCGACCGTTCGCTTTGGGCGAAGTGAACGAGCAAGCGAGATTTTCAATGATGTCATCGATGGAATTCGAAGGCACATCTCGGTTGGTTATTTCGTCAAGGAAATGGAATTGACAAGGAAAGTCGATGACGCTCCTGATGAGTACACTGTCACAAAATGGCAACCATATGAAGTCTCGTTGACAGCAATACCGGCAGACATTTCGGTCGGGGTTGGTCGCTCGGAAAAGATGGCAACAACTGAAGATGAAGTTGAGCCAGTCAAGCCGAAGCCAGAACCAGAACCAAAGAAGAAGCCAAAACCGAAACCAAAAAAAGAGGAGACAACAATGTCTGATGAAAAGAAAACTGATATTGCCGAAGTTCAAGCACAAGCAAGAAAAGACGAACTTCACAGAGTTCGAGAAATTCAAGCACTTGGCGATGTTCATAAAATGAACGAAAACGCACGCAGTGCAGTCAACAATGGCAAGTCTGTCGAGGAATTCAGAGCTGAAGTCTTGGACGCAATTGCATCGAAGCCTGTTTCGATTGAAACTGAAATCGGAATGACTCCAAAAGAGCAACGCAACTATTCAATGCTTCGTGCAGTGAATGCTGTTGTGACTGGCAATTGGTCAGGTGCAGAGCTTGAGAGAGAAGCATCTGATGAGGTTGCGAAACGAGTTGGCAAGGACGCACAAGGGTTCTTTGTGCCAATGGACATTCAGAGAGATGTGACAACTGCATCTGGTTCTGGTTCTGGCGCAATCGGCACTGACAATCTAGGTGATAGCTTCATCGACCTGCTTCGCAATTCGCTGAAAGTGAAAGAGCTTGGAGCGACAGTTCTTGGTGGGCTGGTCGGCAATGTGACAATCCCTGCATTGACTACTGGCAACGCATCATATTGGGTTGATGAAAATTCAGCACCGACTGAAGGCGCACCGGTTGTCGGTCAGGTTGCTTTGAATCCAAGCACTGTCGGCGCATATGTCGACCTATCTCGCAGGTTCTTGGCGCAAAGTTCATTCGATGCAGAAGCGATGTTCAAGAATGATTTGGCTCTGTCGTTGGCAACCAAAATCGACTTGGCTTGCATCAATGGCTCTGGCACAAGTCCAGAACCAACTGGAATTTTGAACACAACCGGCATCGGTGCTGTTGATTTCACGGCAGAAGGTGCGCCGACATATGCAGAAATCGTGAATGTATGGGAAGAGGTTGCAAATGACAACGGTCTGACCGGCAGTCCTGCATTCCTGACAAATGCAACTCTTGCCGGTGCCCTAATGTCGACAGATAGCTTCTCATCAGCAGGGCTTCCAATCCTGAAAGATGGCAAGATTCTTGGATATGATTGTGCAGTCAGTGGAAATGTACCGGCACACCACATCATCTTCGGAAATTGGAACGACTTGGTCATCGGTGAGTGGGGTGCGATTGATATCGCAGTCGACAAGACAAGTCTCTCGACAACTGGTGCTGTCCGAGTGGTCGCACTGCACGATGTTGGCATTGCACTTCGTCACGCAAGCTCATTCGCTCATGGCGACTAGGCGATGAAATAATCGGGAGAGGGCTTCGGCTCTCTCCCTTTAACGAAAAGGACAGAAATGAAAATCAAAATGACGAGGACGACAATTGTTGCCGGCAAGCAATGCAATGTTGGTGACATCACCGACTGTTCCGACAGAGATGGCAAATATTTGATTGCAATCGGCAAAGCCGAAGTTGCTCCAAAAGTAGTCGAGAAAATTGTCAGAAAAGTTGCTCTGAAAAAAGCAACCAAAAAAGGCAATAAATAATGAATGTTGAGAATTCAGCTGACCGACTTGCGATGCTCTCTGACTTTGGTCAGACAGTGTCAATTGACGGCTCTGATGTAACTGCAATTTATGATGAAGATTATGTCGAGTCGTTGGATATTGCCGGCACTCGACCGTTGCTATATTGCCGGACATCTGATGTGGAATCAGCAGGTCATGGCGATTCTGTTGAGGTCGATGGGATTGACTACACTGTCGCAAAAGTTCAACCGGATGGAACTGGATTGACTGTGTTAATTCTTGAGGAAGACTGATGAAGCTCGATATCAAAGGTGATGTCAAATCAATCACCAGAGACCTGCGAAGGGTTGAGCAGAAACTTGTGCCGAGAGCAACCGTGTCTGCACTTAAGCGGACAACTCGAAAAGTGCAAGCAAGGGTTCGCAGGCGAGTTGCAAAGCGAGTTGGAGTTCCACAGAAAGTCATCAAGCAGAAACAGGGAATTGCAAAGCCAAATTTCAGGCGACAATCAACGGTGATGTATTTGAGATACAAGGGCATCAATCCAATGTCGGTTAAGAAGGCTAGGCGATTGAAAAAGGGATTCAAGGTCGGCAAAGAAAAGCATCCAATCGCATTCTCTCACAACGAGAAGGTCATCTTCGAGAGAATTGGCAAGGCGAGACTTCCAATTCGTGCCATCAAGCTTGAAATTCATCCACACAAAGATGAACTCCACAGTGTTGCGAAGAGACTTGCGAAGCCGGTATTCCTGAAAGAATTCAATCGAGACCTGAAGTGGAGGTTGAAAAAGGGTGGCTTCCGGTAGAATTGACAAAATTGGAATGATGTCAGAAGCGAATCGGAGAGTGTACATGCATCGTCATGTGGATGGCGAGTCTGACTCATATATATGGTTCAAAGGATGTGCATTCGATATGATTGACAAATGCAGTTCTGCGAGGATTGACTTGGAGTGCGAGGACGACAGTATCATCGCAGAGACGGAGCGAGGCATCCTGCTCAAAGCATTGAGAACACACAAGAACCTGAAGGAGTTGAAATGAGTCACGCAAGGCAACAAATAAGAGAAGCAGTTGCAACTCAAGTGACCGGCTTGGTGACAACCGGGAGCAATGTCCACCAGTCACGAGTTCGGGCATTCACAACCTTTCCATGCCTGAATGTTTTGTCAGTCAATGAAGACTTGGATTCAGACAACTCATCAATGAGTGGAGTTCAGGCGAGAGAATTGCAGATTGATATTGAAGCTCGTGTCAAAAGTACATCGCACTTGGATGATGCTCTTGATACAATTGCAGTGGAAGTCGAGTCGGCAATTGCTGGCGACACTACGCTGAACGGTCTTGTGAAATTCATCGAGTTGCAAGGCACAGACATTGAGTTCGATGATGACTTGGAGCAACCGATTGGACTCATCTCAATGAGATGGCTCTGCCTATATTATGTTGATTCAAGCGACCCGGAAACCATTCTTTCATAAGGAGAAAACAAATGGCTATGCACGGATTTGAAGGCAGTGTCACAGTAGGTGGCGAAACAGTTGGAGCAGTTCAAAGTTGGTCATATTCAGAATCTGCCGATGTGGTTGAATACTCATCGATGGGCGATTCGAACAAGAACTATGCAACCGGCTCTGTCGGTGGCTCTGGTTCAGGAACGGCATTGCTAACAAAAGCCGATGCTGGTCAAAGTGCCTTGTCAACAGGCTCAAGTGTGACATTGAATTTGTACACAGAAGGCGAAACAACTGGCGATTATGAGTTGACTGGAACAGTGGTTGTGACCGGTGTTGACAGAGGTGCAGACAAGGGAGATATGGCTTCATTTAGCTTCAATTTCTCTGGAGTTCTGACAGAAGGCACAGTCTAGCAATGAGCATAATTGACAGAGCAAAGAATCACTATCGAGAGCAATTGAATGGCGAGATGGTTGTGGTTGAAGTTCCAGAATGGAGCGACAAAGACGGCAATCCGACTCGCATTTATGCGAAGCCGATGTCATTGCACGAGAAGAATGCAATTTTCAAGTACCAATCAAAAGGTTCACTTGAAGCAATTGCCGAAACATTGATTGTGCGATGTCGGGCTGAAGACGGAAAGTTGATGTTTGCGAAAGCCGACAAGGTGCATTTGATGCGAAGCGTTGACCCGGATGTGATGTCCAGAATCGTATTTGAAATCAACACTCAATCACCAGACACGACTGTCGAGGAAGCAAAAAAAAACTGACCGAAGATGCAGACATCATGACTGCATTTCATCTCGCATTTGAGTTGAAGATGCCAGTCTCACAAGTGATGGAAATGTCACTTGCTGAATTCGTTGGATGGGTTGCATTCTTCCAAATAAGGAATGAGCATGGCACAAAGAGCTGAAGCAAAATATCGAATAGTTGCTCAAGACAAAACCAAAGGTGCGATGAAATCGATACAGGGAAGCATGAAAGCTGTTGGAGTTGCCATGCTCGCAACCTTCGGTGCAAACGCAGTCAAGAGCTTGATTTCTGATTCAGCAAAAGAGATGGACGAGCTTGCCAAGTCAGCAAGAAGGCTCGGCATGTCTGCAAAGGAAATGGATGCTTGGCAGTATGTCGCACAACTGAATGGTGCATCTGTTGAGACTATGACCAAGTCAATCAAAAAGCTGAATACATCAATGTACGATGCAGGACTTGGACTCAAAACATACACAGACATATTTGATGACCTGAATGTTGAATATGCAAATGCAGATGGCACTCTTCGTGGCACAAATGAAGTCATGTTCGATGTTGCTGATGCCCTGAACGGCATGGAGAATCAGGCACAGAAGACTGCACTGCAAGTGAAGCTGTTTGGACGAGCAGGTCTGGACATGGCTCTGATTTTGGGCAAGGGTTCGGACGCACTGCGAGACCAACTGGCAGATGGTTATGCGACTTCAGGAATGTATGGCGAGATGATGAGCAAAGGTGAAGATTTCATCGATGCTCAACTTCGAATGAACCGGGCATTCAGGAATGTGAAATTCGCAGTTGCGTCATACGCACTGCCGGGCTTGACCAGTCTCGCAGATGCATTGTCCGAGAAGCTATTGGACGCACTGACTCACACAACATCAGAATTCAGACGACAAATGGGCGAGCTGATGATGATGCCGACAGAGGCGAAACTTGAGAGCATCGGAGAGATGCAAGTCGAGGTCATGGCATCTATTGACTCACCGATTTCCATTGATTATTTCAATGAGATGTTGGAGATGTCGGACAATCTTGGTGTCAGTTTGCAGGCGATGATGGAAGAAAGAATCGGCTGGAAGCGAGCAAGCGAAGTGATGGATGTTGAACCGGAGCTTCGAGCATTGCACGGCGAGTTGAAGGCGACCGAAAAGGCAATTGCTGACAAGAAGGCAGAACTCGCTCAACGGAAATCACAACTGGCATATGATGAAGGTCAGCGAGAAATCGAAGAAGCTGAAGAGGCTCTTGCTGTGATGCGCAAGGAAGCCGAGATGCTCATTCTTGGACAAACTAGTGCGCAAGCAAAACTCATCGAAAAGCTCAATGAGTACAAGGTCGCAGTCGACAATGGATTGATATCTGAAGAGCAATATTTGGCTCTCAAAGAAAACACAACATTGGCATTGACGGCATTGAGTGACGAAGAGATTTATCGCAAACAAGCAATCGAAGCGACCAAGAATGAACTCGAATCAATAATGACTCCACAAGAAATCTATAGTGCCAGAATCACAGAGCTTGAAGAGCGATTGATTCGAACCAACATGGCAGAAGAGGACTTCAACAAACTGGTTGCTCAAGCTAAAGAAGAGCTACATTTAGCATCAAATGCAACTGATGAATGGGCGAGTTCGATGGATGATTTTGAGGATGCATCTGTTCAAGCATTCCGTCAGATGGAGTCGGTTGGTCAGACGGCAATGCGAAGCATCTCTGATGCGATTGCCACGACATTTGTTGAGGGCAAGAATCTAATGGAGTCTCTTGCTGATTTATCTCAAAATATTTTAATGCAATTTATTTCAACATTAATTCAAATGGGAGTTTCAGATATTACGGCGACCTCAAATTATGACACTGGACCTGATTTTATAGGTCCACCAGCACCAAGGGGCAACAGAGCATCGGGTGGTGGAGTGACATCTGGTCACTCGTATCTGGTCGGAGAAAATGGCGCAGAAGTATTCGTGCCAACTCAATCCGGAAGCATCGAACAGGCAGGTGGCGAAGTGACGGTGCAGATGAATATTCAGGCACTTGATTCTCGTGATGTTCTGTCGGTAATTTCAGAACAAAAAAGCGCAATCGTTGGCATGGTTCAACAAGAGTTCAACAAAAAAGGAATGCGAGGATTCGCAAGATGAGTGCTGTCGATACATTTCCCACATCGCCGAAGCCGAGAGCAATCAGTGTGACATCTGTTGCACCAACATATCATTCCATCAGTCATTCACTCCGGCAATTAACTCGTTCTCGTGGCGGACAATTTTGGACTGTTGAGATGGAATTCCCTCCGATGACAAGAAGTGACTTTTCTCCAATGTGGGCATTTCTAGTGAAACAGCGAGGGCGATACAAGAGCTTCAATTTCGTCATGCCGGAACATGAGCCACTGGGAGTTGCAACAGGCACTCCAACGGTCAATGGTGTCCACTCGTCCGGCAGAGCCATCCAGACGCAAGGATGGACGACATCAGTGATTGACATCATGAAGTCTGGTGACTTCTTAAAATTCGCCAATCACGACAAAGTGTATATGATGACATCAGATGCCAACTCGAATGAGTCCGGCGAAGCCGTGTTGAATATTGAACCGGCTTTGCAAGAATCACTCGCCAATGGAGAGGCGGTTCTTGCGACAGACATTCCTTTCAAGATGAGATTTGAGAACGATGCATCAACCACATTCGTTGACCGGAACTTGTTTTATGGGTGGAGTTGCAAGATTGTTGAGGCTCTCTGATGGCTCGTGAATTTTCATCAGCATATCTCGCAGAACTTGGCAAGTCAGAGAATCAACCGATTCATCTTGTCGAACTTCAATTGCAAGGTGACACTGTCAGATTGACCGATGCCCACAAGTCTGTCATCTACGGAATGGACGAGTTCACTCGTGCAGGTCACTTGCTCGGCATTGGTGACATTGAAGAATCTTCAGAGCTGAATGTCAGTGCGATGACTGTGTCACTGTCGGGCATCGACAGCACAATCACATCGGCATTTCTTGGACACCAATTTCACAACCGAAGTCTGATTGTCCACAAAGCATTTCTGGATGCAAGTGATTCTCTGGTGTATGGTGCAAAAGTGTTCGAGGGTAAAATCACAGAAGCAGGAATCAGTGATGACCCGGACGGTGGCACTGTGTCCATCTCTGTGAACGCATCCAATCACTGGTCAGATTTCACCAGAACGTCCGGCAGGAAGACCAACACATCAGACCAACAGATTCACTTTCCCAATGACATGGGATTCGAATTTGCAGACCGAACTCTTGAAGACATCGCATGGGGTCGAGAGTGATGCGAGCATTGACATTGCATCAGATTGACGAGCATGCACACTCATTGTGTGGTGCTGAATTCATTTGGGGCAAACAAGACTGCCACACGATAGCGTTCAACATGCTGAAACTCATCACTGGTGTTGACCTGCTCCATCTGGTTGACGGCAAATATGACTCTGAAGAGACTGCACGAAAACACGCATCACGAAGTGGTACATTTGTACAAAATGGGCAGGGTATTTTGTCCAAATGCATCAACAAAAGTGACGCAAAGATTGGTGATTTCTTGATATCGAATTCCGGCAAAGAATACGAGCAGATTCACATCAATCTCGGTGGCTCTGTCTTGGCATCAAGTCCAGAGCATGGAATCAGAATCTATCCAATGAAACTATATAGAAAGTTCCATCCGGACTTTGAGGTGGTGAGAGCAAATGTCTGACAATGTGCGAAGAACTCTCTGGAGTATTGGTGTCACGGTTGTCGGTTACTATATCATGACGCAAGTGCCGGGACTTGGTGGAATCATTCTTGCGACAGCAACGGTCACTGGACTTGCGTATGTCGGCAACGAGCTGATGCCATTTGAACAGGAGCTGGCAGAAGGTCATCTCGTCAATAAACAGGGTGCGAATCTTCCCATTCCAATTGTGTATGGAGTGAGGAGAATCGGTGGAGTGCGAGTTGCCGTTCAAGTCACCGGCGATGACAATGAATATCTGTCTGTCGTTCTGGCGATGTGCGAAGGCGAAGTCGAAGCGATTGAGTTCTTGAAATATGATGAGCGAGTTGAATCTGGTGATTCGGATTATGGCGACTCGGAGTGGTGGGAAGATTTCGGTGGATATTACACGGAGCATGAATTTGGATTTGACGGCGCATATTACACTGTCTGGCACCCGTATGAGGAGTACATCGATGACGGATTCATCTCGTGCAACAAGTATGTCGGCACTGATTCTCAATCAGCAGACACTGGACTTGTCGACAGATGGAATGAATGGACAACTGCTCACAAGTTGAGTGGCATCGCATATCTCTCTCTCCGATTCAAATACGATTCCGACACATGGATTCGTGGAGTGCCGACAGTGACTGGACTGGTCAGTGGTTGCAAGGTCTATGATTTCAGGACAGCGACAAGTGTTGCGTCAAGCAATCCGGCAGTCATCATTTATGACTATTTAACGAATGACAGATATGGTCGTGGAGTCAACTCCAACTTGATTGACACAGATTCATTCGAAGATTGTGCCAACTATTGTGACACTGAAGTTGAGCATCCAGATGGCGATGGTGGAACTGTGATGCGACCAATGTACACTTGCAATGCAGTCATGAACACCGGTTCTGATTTCATGACCAACATGAACAAGCTGTTGACATCCTGTCGAGGAATGCTTGTCTTTTCATCTGGCAAATACAAATTGAAAATGGACAAGCCTGAAGACGCATCATTCGCGTTCACTGAAGACAATATCACCGGCTCTTGGGAAATACATCTTGGCGACATCAAGAGCCGGTTCAACAGAATCAAAGCACAGTTTGTGAATCCAGTTTCTTGGCAATCCGACCTGACGGTTGCTGACTCGGAAGCACTTCGAGCCGACGACGATGACCGGTTGCTTGAACGGACACTGGACTTGTCTTGTTGCACTAGTCCGTACGAAGCGTATATACAGGCAGTGATTGCACTGAATGCAAGTCGACAGCAACTGCGAGCATCGTTCACTGCATTCAGCGAGGGGCTTCAGTGCGAGGTCGGCGATGTCGTCTCCATCACACACTCGACACCAGAGTGGGACGCAAAAGAATTCAGAGTTTCGGGAATCACCATTCTGTCGTCCGATGAAGTGTCTGTTCAGGTTCAAGAATATGACGCATCGACATATGAATATGGAGTGATTCAGGAAGTTGATTTGACTCCAAACACGAACCTTCCAGATTCCTTGTCGGTCGAACCACCGACAGAACTCACTGTCACCGAGTCGCTATATTCAACAGGCGACAATTCAGGCATCAAGGCGAAGGCGGTGATGACATGGACGGCATCAGCAGATGCATTTATTGACCAATATGAGATTCACCACAAGCTGTCAAGCGATGAAGAGTGGTTGGTTGTAGGCAGGACAACCGGCTCGGCAATGGATGTTCTTGAGATTGAGCCGGCAATGCACAGTTTCAGAGTGAAAGCCATCAACAGAATCGGTGTTTCGTCCGACTGGAATCAGCGAAATCAAGAGATGCTTGGACTGACAGAGCCACCAAGCGATGTGACTGATTTCAGTGTTGCAAATCTTGGAGAATTTGCGATGCTGACATGGAGTCCAATGACTGCGAACTCTGACCTTGATGTTCGATATGGTGGACACTTTGTGATTCGATTTTCAGCAGACACCTCGCCGACTTGGAACAATTCATATCTGGTTGATGAATCGATTGCTGGCAGTCAGAATTCGACAATCGTGCCACTTCGGTCTGGTTTTTACTTCATCAAAGCAGTGGACTCGACTGGCAATACATCGCTGAACGCAGTGAGTGTCGACACCGATGGTGCAGAGTTGGTCGATTACACGATTCTTGGTTCGGAAGTTGCCGAGCATCCAGACTTCGGTGGAACTCTGGTCAACATGACTGAAGACTCTGGTGCTCTCTCGATATCAACTGGAGAGACATCTGGAAGTTATACATTCGACACTGGCATCGATGCCGGTTCAGTGCAATCAATGAGACTACAACCAGAAGCATCATTCGAAATCATCAATCGCTCAAATGTCATCGACAATCGGACTGAATACATTGACAACTGGCTCGACTTCGATGGTGACGACTCGGATGCATCTGGAAATGTATCATTCCAATTTCGCAAGACGAATGACAATCCATCGGGAAGTCCTGCATGGAGTTCATGGCAAGCAGTCTTCACCGGAGTCGCGGAATGTCGAGCAGTCGAATTCAGGCTCATTGCAAGTGTAGATTCAGTCGATTACGATATAGAAATCACAGAGCTGACCGGAGTGGCTCATCAAATTTCAGCAGGTGGTGGGTAGAAATGACACAACACGACTATTCGATAGCAAATGCATCCGGACAGACTGTTCGAAATGACATCAACAATGCACTTGAAGCAATTGTGACTTTGAATGCCGGAGCGACTGAGCCGGGAACGACATTCGCACATCAACTTTGGCTTGACACAGACAATGGCACTCTGTCGATTCGGAATGCAAGCAACACAACATGGCTTCGTTTGCCGGTTTCGACAACAGCGAGTGATTCAACAATTGCAGGTCTGACTGTCAATGGGGCGACCAACTCGACCGGCATCATGAACGCAGATGGAGGAATAACTGTTGCCGGTGGAAGTCTCGTTGCGACAGTCAGTGCGACTTTCACATCGGATGTGAATTTGCTTGGCGACATCATCAATCCAACTCATCCGGCTTTCAGGGCGACAGCTTCGACAACTCAAGTCGTGCCCCTATCCACCGTCACGCAGGTGACGAATCTCGGCGATGAAGAATTCGACCTGAACGGCGATTTCAGTTCAAATGAATTCACTGCACCAATTGATGGTGTTTATCATTTTGATGCAAGCATGGTTTTTGAGGACAGAGATTGGACAAGTGTGGATGCATCTGTGTCATTCTGGATTGCCATCTCGACAGACGGTGGCTCGACTTGGTCAACACAGAGCGATGATGACAGTATCTGCATAATAAATTCACCTGATGGAACGAGCCAAGATGAACCATTCGTGGCATCCACTGTGAGTGGCATCATGAAGCTCGATGAGGATGACATGGTTGCATTATTCACACATGTGACCGACTACGGAGGCTCGGACAAGCGAATCGATTCAGGCAGTACGGTTCAATTTTGTGGTCACTTAATTTCTGGCATATAACAAGGAGAATGAGGATGAAAAGATTTGGGAGCATATTGATTTTGATGCTCATGATTTCAACAATGGCGATGGCAGTGATGCCTTTTGCAAAATTCACAACCGAAGGCTCAACAGACTTCAATGTCGCACTGGATAAGTCAAGAAAAGACATTCAGATTTTCGCACCAGATGCCGACATCAAGTTCAGTGTTTGGCGATATTATGGCGACGAGTGGAACATCATATATCCGGCATTCAATGTGAACAGTCCGGCAGTGTGTGACTCTCAATATGTCGCATTTGCCGGAGTGCCATTCAAAATTGTTGACGGTGGAAAAGCCGATGTCATTTGTATTGACAGAACTGATGTGACATCCGTTCAGGTGATTGCAAAATGAGATATTTGATTGCAATTATTTTGGCGACAGTCGTGTTGCCATTTCTGTGCATAGCAGGGATGCCGGAGATTGCATCACTTGGAGATAGAGAGAAGTCTGATGGCTTCGTCTCGCCATCCAGTGCGATGCCGGTCATGCGAGCGACATCATACACGTGGAAGTCTGGTGGAGTGAATTGTGTGTTCACATCCGTCATCTACAATTGCACCGGACGAGTCAAAGTGAAGGTCTACCACGTGACCGGTGCTGTCTGGAAAGAATCTGCATGGAGTTCTGTCGGAGCTGGCGAAGCAAGCTTCGGATTCAATGACATGATTGTCGGTGATGACTATTCGCAGTTCCAAGCTATATATGATTGCACTGATGGCTCTTGCTTGGACAGTGAGTGGACTATGGTGCATCAGGCACAATGGACTCAACCAACGAAGAGACAGCCACCAATCGAAGAGGAGCACGACGAATGAGCAGTGTGAGGCTAGTCAGGGAAATCAATGTTGGACATTTGATATCGATATTCGGAATGGTGTTCACTCTGATTGTCTTTCTGGTCAGGACGGACGGCAGGATTGAAACCAACGAGTTGACGCTTGGACGAGTCATTGAACTGCAAGAGCAGATGATTCGAGATGTCAGTGACCTGAAAGAGTTCAAAATCAGGCAAGAAATCATCACCAACATGGACAAGAATCTCTTTGCCGATGAGTGAATATCACTATTTCGCAGACGATGAGTTGACCTGCCGATGTGGATGTGGACTCGGCGCAAGTGCGATGAGCAGGGCATTCATGTTGAGATTGGAATTCTTACGCAAGGAACTCGGATTCCCATTTCCAGTGACATCTGCAATTCGATGTTCAAAGCACAATGTCGATGTATCATCGACCGGCAAGAATGGAATTCATACGACGGGCAAAGCTGTCGATATTGCTGTCGATGGTGAGCATAAATATGAGCTAGTGAAACTCGCAATGTTTGCACGATTCACCGGCATTGGCATCGGACGCACATTCGTTCATCTCGACATTGGCAGTCCGGGAAAATATCCAAGACCGAGAATTTGGAACTATTGAATGGAGATGGAAGTATGGAATGGTTGAAAAGCACAAAGTTGATTGCATTCGCAAGTGGCTCGCTGTTGTCGTTTGCAGGATTGATGACTGGCAAAATGAGTGGCAGTGAGTTCCAACTTGCAATCACGGCAATCACTCTTGCATATATTGCCGGCAAATTTGGTGAGTATAAATATAAAGCTGGTGAGTGATGGAGCTGTTGAGAGAGCTGTTGCCATTTCTGGCAGTTGCAGTCGTTGCATTTCTATTTGGGCGACCAACAAAGCAAGACAAGCATCTGTTCGAGATGCAGGATAAAATTGACAGAGAGCGAAGAGAGAAGATTGATGCAATTGCTGAAGCAAAAAAGCAGAAACTGCTCCGGGAGAATCTTGAGAACAGCTATCGCTCTTTATCTGCTCGCATCGAATCCCTGCTTCGCAGGGCAGACGCAAAAGATGACGAGAGCATTCACTGATTCGACTTCAGTTTCTGTGATAGTTGGGTACGCAGAGCAACTTGAACTTAACATCAAAATGCTTGAAATCGATTGCGAATCACAGGCACTCGCTGACAGTCTTGAGATTGATATGTTGCGAGACCGAATCAAGAAATCTGAACCAACACTACTCGACAAGGTGATGTCTGATGGTCGAGTCTGGTTCATCGTTGGAGCAGTCGTTGGGATGCAATCTCGCAAGTGGTGATTCCTCCAGCAGGGTTTCTTTGGTGTGATTTTCTTAATTTCAGAAAAATATTCCAGAACATAAGTTCAACAACCACAACAACATCCGAATTGTATGCATATCATTAGGAATGTGTGCTTGCTGTCTCTCCTTAAAAGTGCGATACTTCTGGAGTGGTCAATATCGACTGCATCGCAATTTTGAACTGGGAGGTTCTGCAATGACAACATCAAACACAAACATCACACTGACAACAAAAGAACTCACAGGAGGAGATAGAATGAAAAAGAAACAATGTAAACATGTCATCGGGTTTTATGATGATGACGAAACCAGAGTTGAACTAATTGACGGCAATACCTACAGTGTCGTTGTGTTCGATGGTGACAGTAATTTTACCAAGTTTGAATATTGCCCACACTGCGGAGCTACTCTTACTCTGGATGAGACTGAAGTCGAAAAGATACACGATGTCACAAGCGATGCACTTCAAAGAGTAGAGCCATCACTGCCAGTGCCAGCATCGATGCCAACTTTGTCATCCACAAGTCTCAACATCGATGGCTATTTCTATGTCTTGGACATTGAAAAGCAGTCATTCGCTATCCCGGCACTGCCGGTCGGCAGAGTCAATCACCGGGTTGAACTGTTGCGAGACGAAAATGGCGACTATGCAGTGAAAACAGGTCGGACTGATTGCTTGCCACTAGGCAGACAGAGATGCACTCAACATTGCTTCACATTGCATGGTGCATTGAGTGATGCAGTGGAGTGGTACGCTTCGGAATCGCTATAATTAAGCACCGGGAGAGTTTCGGCTCTCCCATCACTCAACAGGGAGAGAACAATGACAACATCGAACACAAACATCACAGTCAAGCTAGTGAAGAGATATGATGGTGCTTATGACATCAAGTGCGAAGAGCATCCAGAGCTGGCATTGGTGGCTCGCAAAGAGTGCATGAGCATGGGCATGGCATACTACATTTATACAGATGACATGTACACAAAGAAGTCAACCATTGACTCCTTCTTCACACTGCAAGATTTGAGAGAAGAGTTGGTCGAAATTATCAAGGCACACATCGACAGCAATCCATCTCCAGTCGCACCATCTCCAGTTGACTCAATTCCTGCATCCGAAGAAGAGTATCTCGCCATTGCAGAATCCAATGGATATGACATCCACGATGAATGTGTGTGCAATGGAAGCTCATGGCACAGAATCACCAAAGTGCCTATGCAAGCAACCAGAGACTCGTGGACAGAGTCAGAGTGGATGAAGTGGATTGATGTTCATGCAAATGGACATCTTCAGGATGTCATTGACTTGAAGCTGTCACTGCGAAGAATGGTTGCCAAAATTGACTACAATCATCATGAACTAGATAGCATGACCGTGGCAATCATTCAGGTTGCCACGAACACTTGAATCAGGAACCGGGAGAGTTTCGGCTCTCCCATCACTCAACAGGGAGAGAACAATGACAACCTATCATCCAGAAAAAAACAAGTCGGAATGGCTTGTCCAACGAAAACGGTCAATTGGTGGAAGCGAATCGAGTGCGATACTTGGTTGCGACCAATACCGAAGCCCACTCGACATCTACATCGACAAGACAACCGAACGTGTCGATGAGATAAACAATGGCTACATGTGGCTTGGCAATGTGCTTGAAGAGCCAATTGCCGAGCGATATATGGACGAGACTGGTCGCAAAATGCGAAGGCAACCATTCAAAGTCCATCCTGATTTTCCATTCATGTCATGCACGCTAGACCGGCAGATTGTCGGTGATGAGCGAGGTGTGGGGGTTTGGGAGTGCAAGACTGCATCGCCATATTTGTTTCGGGATATGAAGTTGAATGGACTGCCGGAGAAATACATCATTCAAGTTCAACACAACATGTGTGTCTGGAATTACAAGTGGGGTGCGATTTGTGTGCTGAATCGAGACACTGGCGAGATGATTCACTTCGACATCGACAGAGATGATGAGCTCATCTCTGTGATTGTCGAAAAGCTCGGTCTGTTTTGGCATGGTCACATCGTGCCGAGAATCGCTCCAGAGCCAATTGCAGTCAAGGTCGTCAAGTTGCCACCGGTTGGTGGAGAAATCACCGTCATCAACAATGACGACTGGTTTGATGCCTGCTCTGTATATAGCGAAGCAAAGGCACTCCAGTCTGATGCAAAGATGATGATGGATGTGGCAAAAGCGAAAATCATCGAACACATGGATGCAAGTGACGCATCAACATCTGAAGGCTCTGGAATGCGATTCTATTACAAGCCGAATAAGGGCAGGTTGACGACAGACATGAAGAAACTGCAAGCTGACAATCCAGACATCAACCTGGATGAGTATCAAAACAGAGGCAGTGACTTCATGTCACTGCGAGCCTTTGAGATTGGAGACAGCAAATGAGCGACACAAAAGAGGTGATGCCAATTTTGGCAGACATGGCGAAACAGCATGGGATGGATGTTGGCAACTTCTGGTCGACAATGCAGTCGACAGTTCTGCCGAATGCAACTCAAGAGCAAGCATTGGCATTCCTGACTGTTTGCCGAGAATACAAATTGAATCCACTTATCAAAGAGGTGTATGCCTTCCCATCTCGTGGTGGAATTCAACCAATCGTTGGAGTCGATGGATGGCTCGCAATTGCGAATCGGCAACCACAGTTCGATGGACTTGAGACTGAAGAAATCAACGACGCTGAAGGCAATCTGATTGCAATCAAAGCAACCATCTGGCGAAGCGACAGAAAGCATCCGACAACAGCAACTGAACGAATGAGTGAGTGTGTCAGACCGACTCCAATCTGGACGAAATATCCATGCAGGATGTTGACCAACAAGGCAATCATTCAGGCAATCAGAAGGGCATTCTCAATCTCTGGAATCTGTGACCCGGACGAAGGCGAAAGAATTGCAGAGTGTCAAAGTGTGGAGACTGTCGACATTGCTGAAGCAACCAAGCTGAAAATGGATGCAATCAAATCGAGAATCACATATGATGATTCTGATTGCATCGATGTCGAGGATGTCATGGAGGACGAACTCGGCAAGGCAAGTGAGTCAGGAGATTCCTCCCACTCTTGATTCACTTGCTGACAATCACGGTGGCGAGAATCTATCGTTTTGAGAATGACATCCATATTGAATTCTCATCTCGCCACC